TTAATGTAGTCAACATAGCACCAATCTGCTCAAGATGCAATCGTGCTACTTTTTCATCTAGCTGTTTAGGCAACAAATACATTTGACCTTTGTTGTATGCCGTTGGGTTATTGAACAATTCAATTTGTGCAAGAACCTGATTGGTAAAGCTATTGCTCATAACAAAACTAGGATGTCCAGTGGCGCAGCCTAGGTTAACCAATCGCCCCTTGGCCAATAGGATAATGCGTTTACCATTGGGCCAGATAATATGGTCAACTTGTGGTTTAATTTCTTCCCACTCTAAGTCTACAAGATCAGCAACTGTGATTTCTGTATCAAAGTGACCAATGTTGCATACAATAGCTTGATGTTTCATCACATCCATGTGTTTGCGTGTGATAACATCCTTGTTACCAGTTGCTGTTACAAAGATGTCAGCCTTGTCTGCGGCGTATTCCATGGTTACAACCCGATAACCCTCCATGGCGGCTTGCAATGCGCAAATAGGATCTGCTTCAGTAACCCATACTTGGGCACTCAATGCTCGTAAGGCGGCTGCACTGCCCTTGCCCACATCTCCAAAACCGCATACCACAGCAGTTTTGCCGGCAATCATCACATCAGTGGCACGTTTAATGCCATCAACTAAACTTTCGCGGCAACCATACAAATTGTCAAACTTGGTTTTGGTCACTGAATCATTTACATTAAATGCACGGAAGGGAAATGTTCCTTCGGCTATGCGTTTTAAAATATTGTAGATGCCAGTTGTGGTTTCTTCGCTAAGTCCAATAATGCCATCAACCAGCTCTGGGTGTTTGTCAATAATAACACCAGTTAAATCGTGACCGTCGTCAAGTATCATGTTAGGTGTCCAGCCGTCTGGCCCTGTTAGTGTTTGGTCAATACACCACCAGTACTCCGCTTCTGTCTCACCTTTCCATGCAAACACCGGAATGCCCATGTCAGCAACAGCAGCCGCGGCATGATCTTGTGTGCTGAATATATTACAACTACTCCAACGTACACTTGCTCCAAGTTCCACTAGGGTTTTGATTAACACAGCAGTTTGAATAGTCATGTGCAAACTACCAACAATGCGAGCACCACGTAATGGCTGTGTTTGCTGATATTCTGCTTTTACTGCTAGCAATCCTGGCATTTCGCTTTCGGCAATTGCAATTTCTTTATGACCCCAAGCGGCCAAGTTAATATCTTTAATTTTGTAATCCATGTTAGTCCTTAAAATAAATCAATTTTTTCCCATGGCAAAAAGTCTTTGCCAAAATGTCCGTAATTAGTAGTTGAACTATAAATTGGACGGAACAAGTTAAAACGTTCAATAATACCACGAGGTGTTAAATCAACATTGTCTTGTAACCATTTAGTTAACTCACGACCCTGTGCGGCATCTGCGGTTTCAACGTAGAAGCTCATGGGTTGTGCTAATCCAATGGCGTAGCTAATTTGCACTGTAGCCCAATCTGCTCGACCACTGGCCACAATATTCTTAGCCAAATACCGAGTTAGGTAGGCAGCACTCCTATCAACTTTAGTAGGATCTTTACCACTGAAGGCTCCGCCACCATGAGGACTATAGCCACCGTAAGTATCAACAATAATCTTACGGCCAGTAAGCCCAGTGTCACCATCAGGACCACCAATAACAAATCTACCAGTAGGGTTGATAAAGAATTCAGTTTGTTCATCGACGTATTTTTCTGGTAAAACACTGCGGATTACACTTTCCACAGATTGCCTAACTTGCAGAATCTCTACAGACTCGTGGTGCTGTGTAGAGCATACTACTTTTGCAATGCGTCTCGGAGAGCCATCATCGTTATATTCAAATGTGACTTGACTTTTGGCATCAGGACCTAACCAGGGTAACGCCAGGCTCTTGCGCACCTTTGTTAGTGTTTCAACAATACGATGACTCCAGTAGATTGCACTTGGCATGTGTACATCAGTTTCATTACAGGCATAGCCAAACATCAAGCCTTGGTCGCCTGCACCAAACGTGTCTGTGCCCAAGGCAATGTCTGCACTCTGGCCGTGTAGTAGATTTGTAATCTCTACTGTTTGCCAATCAAAACCTGATTGTTCGTAGCCAATTTCTTTGATGACCCGGCGTATTGCGCTGTCAACTTCTTCAGTGTGTAAAATACCCTTGTATTCGCCTGCTACTACAACACGATTGGTAGTAACCAGTGTTTCGCATGCACATCGCAAAGAGTTATCTTCCTTGCTCATTACTAAATCTAGTACTGCATCGCTAATAGCGTCTGCTACTTTGTCTGGGTGTCCTTCTGACACACTTTCACTTGTAAACAAATAACTCATCGATTCCTTTAAACTTGTATATCTTCCATGCCTGCGGTGCGTAATCTAACCACATGCCCCATTTGCCATTGCTTGGTATCCAGGCCTTTCATGATACCCAGCCATCGATTGCGTAACAATGCAACTTCATTAATAAGAGTTTCCATATCAATTACTTCATCCTCGCCATCCACATATTTTTCAGCATCTCTGCTGGTTAATGCTCTGGCATAGCCTTCGAGATACTTCTGAAAGTGTCGACGTCGAATTTTGCGCAACTGTATGTTGAGAAAATTAAGCACCGCTTCAATCTCTTGTAGTTGATTAAATCGATGCTCAGTGATTCCTGGTAGTGCAGTAATGTTTTTTTCTACTACGCCACCAATACGACAGTCTTTTTTGGCTGCGTCTAGCTCGTGTTCGTAGTATGCAACAAAGTCTGGAAGAAGACTTAAATCACCAACTACGCGACTATACCACATCAGTCTTCCCAGTCTTTGTCGTCAAAGTCGTCAAAGTCCTCATCCTCTTCTGCGTCTTCTTCTTCCACATAGTCTTTGTCGTTGTCAAGATATGCTGTCAATGCACGTTTAATATCTAAATCGCCCTTGAAAGCTGTACGGATATCTTCTACGTCTGAATCATTGTCCATCAAGATCTGTACTACAGTTTCTGCAGCCTCGGCACGATCCACTGTGTTTACAAAACGTTTGAGTTCGCCCCAAATTTCACTTGCTACTACTTCGCTCATTCTGCATCCTCCTCGACCGTAGTTACCTCTGCCTTCTGATTTAAAAAGTCCTTCATCACAACATCCAAGCACGAGTCATCGTTGCGTTCCCAACCTTTCCGGAACTTCTTGATGATCTCTCCAGCACTTGTGGTAAACACAAGACTGTTGCCTTCTTTCTTGAGCAAGCCTTTTTTCTCAATCAAGTCAGTAAGACCCGAGTAAGGGCTCATGCCTGTTGTGTAAGGGATTTTGACTTGCACACCTTCAAAGGGTTTGGCATAACGTGTTTTCATAACTTTACAGCCTGCACGAATACCATTTACTTCAGATACTTTGTTGCCGTCTTCATCTTCTTTAAGCTTCATCTTCTTCATAGCCACCACAATTGAACTGGCATAGATAAAGCCCTGACCACCAGAGATCTTGTCATCTGGATCAAACATGTCTTGACTTGCGTATGTGTGATTGGTACAAACCAGGCCAACATTGTAACTACCAAACATGTTAACACAGTTACGAACCAGGGCTGTGAGTGCTTTGGGTTTACGACCCAGGTCACCTTTCATTTCGCCTGCGTCAAATTGATTAACATCTGTAGGAGTCAACAACATACCCAAGGAGTCAATCACAAACATAACTTTAGGACGTTCGCCATCTGGTAGGGCTTTGTAGTCACTCATGAATGTGGAGATTGTTTTTGCTACATCATCAATCATGGCCATGCTTAACTTGAGCAGTTTGTCTGGGCCGGTGTCGACTCCAAGTGCTTTGAGCCAGTCTTCATCCAGTGCGTTTTCACTGTCGATCAACACCACAAAGATACCTTGTTCTTGTGCGTGTTTAACAATGTTTCCTGAACAGATATAACTTTTGCCTGCACCAGAGTCGCCAGCAAACACAGTGACCTTGCCCAACGGAATGCCGCGGTTAAAGTCACCAGAGATAAGATAGTTCAAGGCATAGTTGCCTGTGCTGATCCAATCTGTAGGATCATTGAAGCCAATACTCAGGCCGTCAATGCTTTTTGTAATTTCCTTGCGGAACTTGCTTACGTCAAATGGTTTTCCCATATATCACCTATGTATAGAAAGAAACGCAAGAGGCGAACCCCTTGCGTGATGTGTAGTGTCAATTATTTGTTTTGACGAGCACGGATCATAGCCAAGATATCTTGTGCATTCTGGCCTGTGGCTGCTGGTTTAGCAACTGGTGCTGATGCCGCGGGCACATCGTCTTCATCATCAAATGGTGATGCACTTGCTACTGGAGCAGGTGCTGGAGCAGACTTTGCCACTGGTGCACTTGCAGCCACAATGTCGTCTTCGGTAACACCACTGTTGCCGCCTGCTGGTGCATTAACACCTGCTGGGCGGAAGTATTGGCCCCAACGTTCTGTGTCGTACGGCTGGCCATCTACTGATGCTTCGAACATCTCTTTGATAACTTTCAACTCTACGTCTGTTGGACGTTTGGGCAAGAATGTGCTCAAGTCAAACAAGCCGTGTGCTTCAATTGCTGCCTGTTCAGTTTCTGTCAATGCAGATTCCTTACGTGCCCACTTACTAGTGTTATAGTCAGCGTAGCCGCCCTTTTGTGTTTTTGTGATACGGAAATCCAACCCACGTAATGCGTCTGTTGGCAATTCTTCCAGTTCAGGATCCATCAACGCACCTTTGATCAGTGTGAACAATTGAGGGCCAATAATGAATCGGCGAATGGGATTGTCTGGGGTCTTGTCGTCACCAATTGGGTTCTCACGAACAAAGCCTTGGAAAATGTATGAACGTTTCTTCCAGTACTTACGACCCATGTCTTCAAGGCTCTTGTCCTTGAACCATGTGCGTACTTCTGCCAAGATTGGGCAAGCGTCGCCCCACATCTCAACACAGGGTACTTGTACCATAACCTGTTTAGAATCCATTTCTCCCTTGATGCCGTTGAAAGGCAAACGAATCATTGCTCGTTCTTGCCAGAAGAATGTGTTTTTTGTGTTACTATCAGGGAGGAAGCGTAGTGTAGCCGATTGGCCTTCTTCCATATTCCAGTGTGGGTAGATCGATTTGTCTCCACCACCTTGCGAACCTTGTCCGCCTTTGTTGCCTTCTGCTGCCTGTAGTCGTGCTCTGATTTCTGATAATGATGCCATAGTGTTTCTCCTTGTTAAGTTGCCTATGTTATATGCCTATCTAATAATTTAGATGCTTAGTTGCCTGTGCATACAAGTTGTATTGTA